TTCATCCTAACCGACCGGGGCCGGGGAAACTTTCCCCTCGTCGGCGGAAAATTTCCGACCAGGTTGGGGGTAACCCGTGAGCGGCCAGGCGATCCGCCGGGAAACGCGCGCCGACGACGAGGCGCGGCTGCGCCAGTTGATCGCCGACGAGACCAGCGCGGTGCCGGCCAAGGTGCTGGCGTTCGAGCGCAAGAAGCCGGTCCGCACGGTCAAGGGCTGGCAGCGCGGCGAGCATCTTCCGCACGCGCTCGACGTGCTGTGGCTCGCGCGCCGCTTTCCGGCGATCCGCGAGTGGACGTTCGAGTATCTCGCCGGCGCGCTCGACGTCGATCCCGCCGACACGAACCGTCTGCTCAACGAAATCTCGCGGCTGCTGTTTGCCGCCGATCGGAGGCGGGACCGGGAATGAGCGCGGCATGGATCACCGACGAATTCGCGAGGGGCTCTTCCAGGGCGCGACCCGGCCGGCGCGCCAGCGAACCAAGTTCCGATGCCGCCGACCCCCTCGTTCGCCCCGGCTCCGTCGGGCGGATCACACGAGGCTAATCGGAACAACCGGCCGAATTTTTTAAGCGGGTTCTCACGATGCGCGTCAAACCGAAACGCATACTCGCCGACGCGCTGCTGACGGTCGCGAGCGCGTGGGCGGAGGCGATGCTCATGGTTTTCGGATTGGCAACCCCATGAGTCGGAACGAATCCACCGCGGTCGTGGCGCGGCGGGTCGAGCCGCGCGACAGCCTCGACGATTTTCCGACCCCGCCGTGGGGCGCGCGGGCCTGGGTCGAGCACGTCGTCGGGCGGGCGGCCGTCGCCGGCAAGTTGGTTTGGGAACCTGCGGTCAACCGGGGCTTCCTGAAACGCGGGCTCGACGATTACGCGGGCCGGGTGATCGGGTCCGACATCCACGACTACGGGTTCGGCTATCCGGTCTACGATTTCACCCTGCCCCTGTTCGGCGACAGGGTGCCGGTTTTTCTTCCCCACCCGCCCGCCTGGATCGTGACCAACCCGCCGTTCAAGGCGGCCCAGACGTTCGCCGCCCGCGCGCCCGGCATCGCGACCGAGGGCGTCGCGCTGCTGCTCCGCACCCAGATCCTCGAAGGCATCGAGCGGCACGAAAAAATATACGCGCCGCTGGCCGACCGATGGGCGTGGTCGCAGTTCGTGGAGCGGATTCCGATGGTGAGGGGACAGATTGACGAAACCGCGTCGTCCGCGACGGCCTACGGCTGGCTCACCATCTGGCGGGAACCGCAGCACCCGGCGCCCGGCTGCGCCTGGAAACGCCGTCGCCGGCGGATGGGGGGCGCGCCGTGACGGAATCGCGCGACGCGGTATCGGATGAAGCGATGGCCGAGCACGTCGCCCGGGGCCGCGCCGATCCCGAAAGCGCGAGCGTGATCATTCACGCGCGCGCGCATTTCGCCGCCGGCGGCGCGCGCGAGGATTGCCCGTTCGAGGACCCCCGCGCGCGCGGCCGGTGGCTGTGGATGTTCACGCTCGCGGCCGAGGCGGCTGCCGAAAAGCACGCCAAGGAACGGGCGCAAATGGCGTTGCAGGAAAGGATGGGGCTGCGATGAGGGGGCGGCGGAATTTCGGCCTTAATACGGCGGGCTTCTGGCGCGCGCCGAGCGCCAATAAAAGAACGGTCCCGCCGGCCGCGCGCGCGGCGCGGCGCAAATGGCGCCTGGCGCTTTCCGCGCTGCTGCTCGGCGCGGCGCTGGCGGTTATCGGGGCGCTGGCCGCGTTCGGCGCGTTCGGCGCGCCGTGACCGACATGCCCGCGATCGTTCATATCGGCCGCGCGGAACTGCCGGATCGGCGGCGCAACATGACCTTGGAGACGGTCTGGATCGACGCCCACGGCAACCCGCACCGGATCGAGGTATCGCCCGGGTTCTACAAGAACGGACGGATCGGCGAGGTGTTCGCGCGCACGGCGCGGCCGGACACGACGCTCGACACGCTGCTCGACGAGGGGTGCCAGTTGATTTCGCGCCTGCTGCAGCGCGGCTGCCCGCTTTCGGAAATCGTCCGGGGCATGGGCTTCGACGGCGCGGGCCGGGCCGAGACGCCGCTCGGGCTGGTGGTGAAGACCCTGATCGAATTGGAGGCGGGACGATGAGCGGCCATGTTTTTTTGCCCGCGCCGGGCGAGGGCGCGGCGCGGCGTTTCCGGCATAGGAGCGGCGGGAATTCCGGCCGCCTTTTCCTTGCGCGCGTCCTGGCGGAGATCGGCGGATGGCGCTGGCCGTGGACGATCGTGGAACGCGATGCCCTCGATTACCTGAAAGCCGAGGCGGCGGAAGCGCGCGGCGCGGAAAACGCGGCCGAGTTCCGGGCGGCGGCGGCGGAGGCCAAGGCGCGCGGCGCGGAAGCGCGGGCGGCGCGGGCCCAAGTCCAGGCCGACGCGCTCGCGGCGGTGCTGGTCGCGCGTTCGGCCCGCGACGATTTTCGCGGCGACCCTGCGCCGGGCGCGCCGGCGGCCGTGGCGGGCGAGGGCCACATGGGGGCGCTGACGCCGTGGGGGACGACTAAATCATGACCGGGCGGCAAATCCTCGCGTGCGCGATCGCCGGAGCGCTGCTGGCCGCCGGATCGTTCGGCGTCGCCGCATGGGCGCTGACCGGGATCAACGCGCCCTTCTGCGTCGCGTGGCGGTGGCCGATATCATGAAAAAAGACGGCACCGCGATCGAATGGGTGACGGCGCTGGCCCGCGCGACCGGCAAGCGCGCGGACGTGTGGAATCCGCAGGAGGGCTGCTCGCGCGCCGGGCGGATCGCCGTGCACGCGGCCAAGGGCATGACGCGGGGCGAATACGAAGACGCCGCCGACTTCATGCGGACCCTCGGCGTCGAATGCCCGCGGCCGGACGCGCTGATCCGGGGCGGGATCATCGGCGCGGTGACGGTCGAAGCGATCGTCAAGGAACATCCGAGTCCGTGGTTTTTCGGGCCGCGCGGGCTGGTGCTTTCGGGGGCCGAGGCGGTCGCGCCGATCGCGGCGCAAGGCGCGCTCGGGTTTTTCTATTGGGACGCGGGCGGCGGCCTGGAAAAACCGCTGCCCTGGATGATCGCGTGGCTGGGTCGCGCGGCGAAGCCGTTGCCGCTGTTCGCCGGAAGCGGGGCGGCATGACCGCGGCCGGCACGATCAAAAGCCCCGACGAACTGCTGCGCCTGGTTTCGGCGCGGGCCGAGGCGGGCGAGCCGCTGACGGTGCGAAAACTGATGGCGTTTCCCGCGCCGCTGGTGGCGCGATTGTTCGACGAGGCCTTGATCGAGCGGAAGGAAACGCGGCTCGGCGTCGTGGTGGTGCCGAGCGCCGCGGCAAAATACCAGCCGGAAGCCGGCCAGCGCGCCGCGCCGCGGCCCGACGCCGCGCCGGCGGGCGCCTGGAGCCACGAGCAGCTCGAATATTTCCGCCGCGCCTATCCCGCCGGCGCGCCCTATCGCGAAATGATCCACGTGCTCGGCAAGACGGCCGACGACGTGCTGCGGGCGGCGTGGACCATGAAGCTCGATCGGCCGCGCCTCGGACGGCCGTGGCGATCGAGGCGCGCGCGCAACGCGCACGGCGGGGTCTTCGAAGTCGTCGCGCCGGCCTGGCGCATCCGCCGGTTCAGGCTGATGCTCGAGGAAGCCTGGGCGCGCGGCGGCAATCCGCGCGACGGCGGCGAGGGCCTGGATCATCGCGCCCTGCGGTCGGCGTTCGCGCGCGGGCGGAGCGCGGCCCAGGCCGCTGGCGCGTTCAAAAAATCGGGGCGCTACTTGCCGGACGAAGCGGCGGGCCTTCGGGAGTTGTTCAAACGGGGCCGTTCGCCCAAGCAGATCGCCGCGACGCTCGGGCGGGAATTGACCGGCGTTTATAAAAAACTGCGGGAACTCGGGCTCTATCTGCCGGACGACCGCTGGTCGTCGGACGAGGACGCGCGGCTGATTTCGGGCCTGCAGACGGGCCTGACGGCGAAGGAAATGACGCACTTCCTGCCCGGGCGGTCGCGGCAGGCGATCAAGAACCGCGGCTACGCCCTCTGGCCCGGCCGGGGCGCGGACATGTGGACCGAGGCGGAAAGCGCGCGGCTGGCCGAGGCCTACGCCAAGGGCGAGAACATCAAAAAGGTGGCGCTCGAGCTCGGCCGCGGCGTCTGTGGGTGCCGCTGGCGCGCGCGCTACCTGGGTCTGGTGCACCCCAACGCGGTGCGCGAATACACGCCCGCCGAGGATCGGATCATCCGCGCGGGGTTCAAGGCCGGGCGGCGGGTTTCGGAGATCGCCGACGAACTGGGGCGGGAAACGGCCGGAATCTACAACCGCGCCTTCAAGCTGGGCGTCAAGCATCGCAACATGCGGCCGTGGACGGACGCCGACCTAGCCCGGCTTAAGCACCTGGCCGAAAGCGGCGTGCCCGGGCCGGTCGCGGCGGCCGCGCTCGATCGCGAGGTCCACGCGGTCTACAAGTGCGCCGCCAAGCGCGGGTTCCATTTCCGGGCGAAGAAGAACGGGCGGCGGAAACCGAAGCCCGTCGATCCGCGCTACGGCCAGCGGCGGCGCGGCGCCGAGGGCGACGGCGGCTGGCGCGCCCGGGCATCGGAAGGGGTGGCGGCGTGACGGCCGTGCTTCGATTCCCGGTGCGCCGGGCGAAGGAATTTCGCGGCGGCGCGCCGTGGGAGGCGTGCGAGGACCAGCACCTGGCGCGTCTCCGGCGCGCGGGGCTGACGTGCGGCCAGCTCGCCGCCGCGGTCCGGATCGTGGCCGAGGATTGGGGGCGCGCCGTGCCCGAGGTGTGCCGGCGGTTCGATTTCCTGCTCGGCGCGGGCGCCGTGCGCGAAGGGCGGATGACCGTCACCGAGCGGGCGCTCTACGCGCTTGCGGGGCGCGCGGGGGAAAGCGCGGAAGCGCCGGGCGGCTTCGTCCTCGACGGGCGGATGGCGGAATGGCGCGACGTGGCGTGGCGCGAGGTCGGATCGGGTGAACCAGATGCGCGGGATTCTCTTTTCCGGGTACTGGAGCATGAACTAGACCTTGCCGAGCGCCGGGCTTGGGTTTCGCTCGCGCGCAACAAGTTCCAGATGTTCGGTTTTTGGGCGGCGATCTGGGTTCATCTCAACCGCGTCGGGGGATTGGGGAGGCCGAATCCGTTTGCCTCGGCGGTCGGACTGGCGCGCGAAAGGACCAAACCATGATGCCATCAATCAACGACGCCAGGGCGCTGACGCAGAAAATGGGTCTCAAGGGAGCAATCATCGTCGGTTTCGCGCCGGACGGGAAATTCTCGGTGGCGTCATACGGCGCGACCAAGAATTTCTGCGCCGCGCTGCGCGGCCTTGTCGACCGCATCGCCGATCATCTCGCGAACGAAGGCGTTCCGGAGCCGCCGAAATGAAACCCCAATGCAAGCGAAGCGGCAAGAACCTCGCGCGCCGGTGCCCGCTCGACGGCCGCGAGCACAGGGAGGTGCCGACGTGAAATTCTCAAGAATCTTAGCGCTGCCGTTTGCGGCGGCGGCGGATATTCTCACGCTCGGCAACCTTGGCGGCCAGTCGTACACGTCGCAGATTTTCAATAACCAACGTCGTGATGACCAACATCGTCGCGACATTGAAACCCTGAAAGCCGCTGCTCCGATCATCGCGGAGATTTTGAAATCCGAGCAGCCAAAATGACCGCAACCCCGACCAAGGAATACGAGCGCCGCGCCGACGAGGCCGTTTGGCGAGCTTGCCACGCCGTTCGGCGGCGAGGACGCGCTCCGCCCGGCCAAGCGGGCGGGCGGGGCGGAATATCCGGACGGCGAGCGGCGTTGCGACACCTTAGGGCTTTATCCATGAGCGGAAGCGTCATCGACATCAAGGACGTGGTCGACGGCCTGGCCGCGCGCATCGAGCCGCTGTGCCGCGAGCTGTTCCCGGCCGGGGTCAAGGAAGGGCACGAATTCCGCGTCGGTTCGCTGGCCGGCGAGAAGGGCCGGAGCATGGCCGTCAACCTCGGCGCCCGCGCGGGCGTGTGGAGCGATTTCGCCGCCGGCCGATCGGGCGACGCGCTCGACCTGGTGGCGGGCGCGTTGTTCGGCGGCGACAAGAAGAAGGCGTTTCAATGGGCCAAGCGGTGGCTCGGGCTGGAGGATTCTTCGATCGGGGCCTCGGCGGCGCGCCCCGACTTCGCCGAAATCGAGCGGCGCCGGAAGGTCGCCGAGGCGGCCAAGGCCCGCCAGGCGCGCGAGGACGAGAACAAGCGCGACCTGATCCGGCGCCTCTGGGATTCGTGCCGGCCGGAGATATCGGCGACGCCCGTCGACGATTACCTGATGGGCCGCGGCATCGACCTCCGCGCGCTGGGAAGGCCACCGAGAGCGCTCCGGTTTCATCCGGCCTTGAAGGAGCCGGAGCAGGGGCGGCGGTTCCCGGCCATGGTCGCGGCGGTCGCCGGGCCGGACGGAACGCTGGCGGCCGTGCACCGGACGTTCTTGATGGGTCGGCCGGGGTCCGTGACCAAGGCGCCGATGAACGATCCGAAAATGTCGCTCGGCCGGTTGGCCGGCGGATGCATTCCGATTTGGCGCGGGAATTCGGGCGAGCCGTTGCGCCGGGCCCACCCGGGCGAGGCCGTGGTGCTGACCGAGGGGATCGAGGACGCGCTGACGGTGGCGCTGGCGTGCCCGGGGCGGCGAGTGTTGTGCGCGGTCAGCCTCGCCAACATGGCGCGCGTCTGGCTGCCCGCCGCGATCAAGACGGTGGTGATCCACGCCCACAACGAGGACGGGCCGGAAGCGGAAGCGGCGCTGCTGAAGGCGGTCCGGTTCCACGCGGCGCAAGGGCGCGAGGTGCGGATCGCCCGCGCGCCCGGCGGCGCGAAGGATTTCAACGACGTGGTGAAAACCGCATGAACGCCCAAACTTGCGGGACCTGCCGATGGTTCGAACCCCGGCCGCGCCAGACCGCCGAGAACGATCTTGGCGAATGCCGGCGCCGCGCGCCGACATCCTCGAACGGCTGGCCTAAAACGTGGCCCGCGGATTGGTGCGGCGATTGGCAGGGCGCGCCGACGGGGCGGATAAAATGAGCGAGGAAAAAAACAAAAGCGCGGCGGTGGTGAACCTGCAGATCGTCCGCCAGGCGGTGGACGGGGCGGTCGCGGTCAATGATGGGCGCGCGGCCGCGTCTTTAAGTGAGCCGCCGGCGCGGACAAGGGAAGCCCGCGGGCGCGATATCGAGGATCAATCGACCGCGCCGCCGCCGCCGGGGAAGAAGTCGCGGCTGCCGGACGGGTGCCCGGTGATCCCGCTCGGCCAGCTCGCCGACACTTTTTTCTATCTCGACGCCGCGCACCAACTGGCGGCGCTCAAGGGCGAGAAGCACGGCAAACTGAACATCGCGACGTTGTTCGGCCGGATGAACTACCTGCTCGCGCAGCCGGGTTATTGGCCGCGGTTCGGCCGCGACGGCAAGGTCAACGGCTTCGCCGCCGACCACGCCGCCCACGACCTGATGGCCGCCGCGGCGGCCGAGGGGTTGTGGAAGCCGCAGGACAAGGTGCGCGGCCCCGGCGCCTGGGCGGGAACCAAGGGCGAGCTGATCCTCCATTGCGGGGACGTGATCTTCATCCAGTCCTGCGGAGCGCGCGGGGATTCGCCCGCGCGCCTCGAATCCCACAAGCCGGGGATGATCGGCGGCAAGGTCTATCCCGCCGCCGAGGCCGGGCCCAGGCCGGCGCTCGAGCGCCAGCCGCCGGGCGAGGCCGGGCCGGGCGAGGCGCTGCTGCGATTCCTCCGCACCTGGCCGTGGAAGCGGCCCGAGGTGCATCCCAACCTGATGCTCGGCTGGATCGTGGCGGCGCTCGCCGGCGGCGCGCTTAAATGGCGGCCGGTGGTCTGGATCACCGGCGGGCCAGGGACCGGCAAATCGACGCTGCAGGAGGTTTTGCGCCACGTCCTCAACGACTGGCTGGTGAGCGTATCGGACGCGAGCGCGGCGGGGATCTGGCAGAAGCTCGGCTACGCCACGTTGCCGGTCGCGCTCGACGAGATCGAGGCCGACGCCGACAACCGCCGCGCCGACGCGGTGATCAAGCTGGCGCGCCAGGCGGCGAGCGGCGGGCTGGTCTTGCGCGGCGGGCAGAACCACGAAGGGACCGAATTCGTGGCGCGGTCGTGTTTCCTGTTTTCCTCGATCGTGATTCCGCCGCTGGAACCGCAGGATTTGTCGCGGATGGCGATTTTGGAACTGATGGCCCTGCCGCAGGGATCGATCGTGCAAATGAAACGCGATTGGCTGCGCGGCCTCGGCCCGGCGTTGATTCGCCGCTTGGTCGACCAATGGGGGCGGATGGCGGAAACCATGGAAATATATCGCGCCGCGCTGGCCGAGGTCGGCCACAACGCGCGTGGATGCGACCAGTTCGGGACGCTGCTGGCGTGCGCCGACCTGGCGCTCTACGACGCGGCGCCGGACGGCGAGCAGGCGCGCGCCACGGCGGCGCGGCTGGACGCCAAGCGCCTGGACGAATGGGCGGAGCAGGTTTCGGACGAATTCGCCATGCTCAACAAGCTGGTGACGTTCGCGATCGAGCCGCACCGGGGGGGATCGCGGCGATCGGTCGGCGCCTGGATCGAGCAGGCGGCGGGCTTGGGCGGCAACGCGGCGGCGGCCGAGGACGCGGAGACGTTGCTCCGCACCCATGGGCTTTCGGTTCACGGGGACGAGGGCGGCGCGACGTGGCTCGCCATGGCGAACGCGCACAGCGAACTCGAGAAGATTTTCGCGGGGACCAAATGGGCGGGCCGCGCGGGCAAGACCGGCGGCTGGCGGCAATCCGCGCGGAGGTTGCCGGGCGCGGTCGCCAGCCGGCAACCGATCTATTTCGGCGGGCCGAACCTGCGCGCCACGCTGATCCCGATCGAAATCGTGTTACCCGGCCGGAAGGTGGAACCCCCGTCGGCGGCGGCCTTAAAAAAACCCTAGGGCGACCGAAAAATCGTGCGCTGATCGTGCGAAAAATCGTGCGTCTAATATTCACGGATTTTCAAATTGTTATGAGTGAAATTAACCATTTCGCACGATTTTTCGACCTCCGAGCACTCTCATATATGCGTGCGCGCGTGCGCGCACGCGCGCGTATGGGCCCCGCCGGGACCGTGCGAACCGTGCGAACCCCGACCCTTTTTAATTATATATATTATTTTTCAAATACTTATATCTCGCACGATTTCTCGCACGATAAGCGCACGGTCACGCACGATTTTAAGCCAAGTATATGAATTAATTAAATAATAAGGTGAAAATGACGAAAAAAAAATCAACCGGCGTGAAGTCGGCCTTGAGGATTGCCATGGATTCCACGCCGCCGCCGCCGCCAGCCGCGCGGCAGCTCCCGCTGCTCGCGCCACCGGAGCCGGTCGAGGCCGCCGGGCCGAAGGAACCGCCGCGCGGGCCTGGCCGCCCGCCGGGATCGATCAACAGGCGGACGAAGGATTTCGCCGATTATTTACTGAAAAGGTACGCGGACCCGCGCGAGGTTCTAGCCGTGATGTATTCGCGCACGCCCGCGCAGTTCGCGGCCGAAATCGGGATCAAGAAGCCGTCGGCCGAACAACTCATTGAAATTATTAGACTTCAAAAGAGCTGCGCCGAAGCCGTCGCGCCATACGTCGCCTCGAAAATGCCGGTCGCGGTCGAGGTTAGCAGCAAGGGAATCGTCCAGCTGGTGATCGAGCGGGCGGGCGAAAAGGCCCAGCCGATGGGCGCCGCCGCCGACCGGATTATCGACGTGACGCCGATCGCCGCCGGCGCCGAAGAAAAACAAGGAAAATCAGATGATTAACAGGAATGTCGCGCGCGGGGTTGGACGGATCGGGTTTGACAATTATCGAATAGACCAATGTTTCCGCGCCAATCAGCAGTTCGTGCCGCTGATAACCCATCAGCCGGTTCGACGTCGGCCGCACCCCACCCCCCATCTTTTGCCATCGATCCGATTTAGGGGGGGGTACCCCCCACGAACCCGCCTCCGTGTCCGCTCTCCGGGGGTCGGACAGGATGGAACCGCCGCGCCCTTTCAAAAATAAAGGGGGTCGGGGGGAACCATGAGCGACGGCATCATCCATTGGCGCTCGCCGGGCCCGGTCGCCGAAGGGTTTCTGGACAGCCGCGCCTTCATCGTCGCGCTGATGGGCCCGGTCGGCTCGGCCAAGACCACGACCGCGCTCATGCGCCTGGTCGCGATCGCCAAGGAACAGGCGCCGAGTCCGAAAGACGGCATCCGCCGGTTCAAGGCGTGCGTGGTGTGCAAGACCTACCGCACGCTGTGGAAGAACCTGCTGCCGTCCTGGTGGCACATCATGTCGAAGGAAACGGGCACTTGGGCGGGGTCCGAGGGCGGCCCAGCGACCCACCGGATCGACTTTGGCGCCTCGCCCGACGCGGTCGAACTGGAATTCTGGATCGACTTCATCGCCATCGGCGACAACCGCGCCGAGGACGTGCTGCGCGGCTACGAACCCACCGTGTTCCTGCTGGAAGAAGCCGACCTGCTCGATTTCGACACGTTCCAATACTGCGTGTCGCGCGTCGGCCGCTATCCGAAGACCGACGACGGCGGACCCACCTATCGCGGCGTGGCGCTGATCTTCAACGCGCCCGACACCGAAAACTACTGCTACCTGCTGTGCGTCGAGAAAAAAACCCCCGACGGCAAGCCGATCGAAACCATCGCCATCACCGATCAAAAAACCGGCGCGAAGGAACCGCTGGCGGTCGAATTCTTCCGCCAGCCGGGCGGCCTTTCCGCCGGGGCGGAAAACCTCGCCAACCTCGACGGCGGGCGCGCCTACTACGAACGCATGTCCGCCGTGATGGAGGAATGGGCCGTGCGCCGCATGGTCCACAACCAGTTCGGCTATTCGCGCGACGGCAAGCCGGTTTTTCCCGAATACGACGACATTTTTCACGTCAGCCCGGTTCCGCTCGACCCCATCACCGGCCTGCCGCTGATCCTCGGCCTCGACGCCGGCGGCTCGCCGGCGGCGGTGGTGAAGCAGCACCTGCCCAACGGCCAATGGCGCACGCTCCACGTGATGACCAGCGAACACGGAACCGGACCGGAACGCTTCGCCGAAAATCTCAACCGCCTGCTCGCCGGCCGTTTTCCCGAATGGGCCGCCGCGCCCCGTCGGCCGTTCGCGCCCGGACGGTCCGAAGGCGCGGCGATCCTGGCCGCCGTCGATCCCTCGGCCTTTTTCGGCGGCGACAAGAAAAACCTCAACGACCGGGCGTGGGCGCAGAAGGTCGCGGCCGAGACCGGCCTCGCCCTTCGGCCCGCGCCGACCAACCTGCTGGTCCCGCGCCTGACCGCCGTGCGCCAGACCTTCATCCGGAACATCGACGGCCGCACGCCGGGCTACCTGATGGATCCGCGCTGCGCCGTGCTGCGCAAGGCTTACGCGAGCGAATACCGCTACCTCCGCGTGCGCGCGCCGGGCGCCGCGCGTTTCCACGACGAACCGGAGAAGAACGACCATTCCCACCCGGCCGACGCCGACCAGTACGCCATGCTGACCTTCGGCGAATATCACGCCGCCATGGGCCGGCGCGAGGCGCGCCGCGGCGCGCCGCTGGCCGAAAGCGCGGAACTGGATTGAAGGAAAAACGATGTCCCGCCCGCGCAAAAAAACCAAGCTCACCCTCGCGCAGGTCGTCACGCTGCGGGGACGCGGCGTCGATTGGAAGCGGATCGAGAACATTTCCGGCATATCGCGCTGGACGTGGCAGCGATTGTTAAGAAATAAAAAAGATGGTGCAAAACCAGTTTTGCACCATCGCGCCGCTTGCGCGACCCCCCTCCCGCCGTTGTAGACCGAATCCGTCGACGCTTCCCTGTTCCACTTCCGGCGGCGCGGACGCCGCCGGATTCTTTTCGAGGCCGCCCCACCATGAAGAAATCCGCGCCATGAAAGCCTTAGCGCCCTCCACGCCGGCGCCGCCGCCGCCTCCGCCCCCGCCGCCGAGGATCGAGGACAACAGCGCGGCCGAGGAAGCGCGCCGCAAGGAGGAAGAAACGCAGCGCAAGCGCCGCGGCCGCCGCGCCATGGTGCTGACGTCCGGCGCCGGCGCCGCCGGCGACCCCAACGTCGCCACCAAGGTCTTGTTCGGGGAATAGCCCATGACCCATAAATTCCGGTTTGCCGCGCTCGCCGCGCTCGCGGCTTTCGCCGCGCCCGCCGTATTCGCCGCGTCCTCGCTCACCCAATCGCTCTCCAACCGCCTGGTCGCCATTTCGATCACGCCGACCATTTCCGGCGCGCCCGCGCACTCGGCGGGCGACTCGGTCGGCGGCAAGCTCGAACTGGCGAATGCGGTCGAGCGGGCGCGCGGCGCCGGCGTCATCCGCGACGTGACGCTCGCCGATTCCACCAACGCGCAAGGCGCGATCGACGTGTTTTTCTTCGCCGCCGATCCCTCCGCATCGACGCTCACCGACAACGCCGCTGCGTCCTTCGCCGCCGCCGACCTCGCCAACGCCATCGGCTTCGTCTCGATCACCAGCTATTCGTCCGGGGCGTCCCGCGCCTTGGGGCGCGGCGAGGCCAACCGCCCGCTCCATTTCGTCATCCCGTCGGGCACGTCGCTTTACGCGGCGATGGTGGCGCGCGGATCCATGACCCTTTCGCCCGCCGACGGCCTCACCCTTCGCGTCGTGATCGAGCGGAGCTGACCCTTGACCCTGGTCGACGACATTATCCGCCGCGCCGATCGGCTCAAGGCCGACCGCTCGACCACCGAGGCGACGTGGCAGGAAATCCGCGACCTGATGTACCCCTCCGCCCCGGCGTTGACCGCGACCGAAAGCCCGGGCGCCAAGCAAGGCGCCAAGGTGCTCGACAACACCGGCGAACAGGCGGCCGAGCTGCTCGCCGCCGCGCTGTACGCCGGCCTCACCCACCCCGAACAACCGTGGTTCGCGATCCGCGCCCTCGGCCTCGAGCCCGGCCGCGACCGCGAGGCCGACCTGTGGCTCGAAATCGCGACCCGGCGGCTGCTGGCGCGCTTCAACTCGCCGCTCGGCAACTTCGCGCCGCAGCAGGACGAAAAATTGATGGACCTGGTCAACTACGGGTCCGGCTGCATGTTCATCGGCGAACGCCCCGGCCAAGGGCCGCTGTTCTCGACCCGCCCGATCGGCGAGTGCTATTTCGCCGAGGGTCCCGAGGGGAAGGTCGACACCGTCTACCGCCAATACGAACTCACCGCCGCCCAGGCGGTCGCCGAATTCGGTTCCGCCGCCGGCGACAAGACCGCCGCCAAGGCCGCCGACCCCAAGACCATGGATGAAAAAGTCGAAATGTGCCACGCGGTCTACCCGCGCCGCGACCGGGATTCTCAACGCGCGGACGCCGCCAACATGCCGTTCGCCAGCGTGTGGATCAACAAGACCGAAAAGCACCCGATCAAGCTCGACGGCTACCCCGAATTCCCGTACTCGTGCCCGCGCTGGCGCAAGCGCGCCGGCGAAACCTACGGCCGCGGCCCCGGCCACAAGGCCCTCGCCGACGTCAAGATGCTGCAACGGGGGATGAAAACCCAAATCCGCGGCGTCGAGAAGATCGTCGATCCGGCGCTGATGCTGCCCGACGACGGCGTTCTGAACACGCCCCGCCTCGGCTCGGGCAAGCTCAACTACGTCCGTCCCGACCTGATGACGGGGGCGGGCGATCCGATCCGCCCGATCCAGACCGGCGGCCGGCCCGACCTGGGCGAGGGCTTTCTCGAAAGCGTGCGCGAGCGCATCCAGTTCGCCTTCTTCACGCATCTGATCCAGTTCGCGCGCGACCCGAAAATGACCGCGACCCAGTTCCTCGGCATCACCGAACAGACCATGCGCGTGCTGGCGCCGATCCTGGCGCGCCTGCAGGTGCAGGACGCGCAGCCGATGATCGAGCGCGTGTTCGCCATCGGCGCGCGTTCCGGCTGGTTTCCGCCGCCGCCCGAGTCGATCGCCAGCCGCGAACTCCGGATCGAATACGTTTCGCCCATCACCAAGCAGCAGAACATCGGCGAGGCGCGCGCCTTCGCCCAAGCGATCGAAACCATGGTGCCGCTGTCCACCACCAACCCCGAGGTGTTCGACAACTTCGACCTCGACGCCGGCGCGCGCGACTTGGGCGTCATCCTGGGGATGCGGACGAGCTGGATCCGCTCGATCGAGCAGGTCGGCGAAATCCGGCGCGCGCGGGCCGAGGCGACGCGCCAGGCCGCCGGCGCCGAGCGGGCCGAACGGCTCGCCGGGGCCGCGCACCAGGGCGCCAAGGCGCTCGCCGTCATTCGCGGGGGCCTGGCCGCCAATGCCGCATGAACCCCGCCCTGCCGATCTTCGCCTTTCTGCTGACCGTGCTCTATTGGCCGGGCGTCGCGGAATCCGCCGACACGCCGCGCTGGGCGATGATTTCGGCCGTGGCGCCGTTCCTGCTGCTGAACCGCGCGCCCCGGCTGACGCCGTGGGTCGCGCCGCTGCTCGGCGTCTTTCTCGCCTGGGCGTGGGCGTCGCTCCTGTGGACGCCGGCCTTGTGGGACGGGCTCGACCGCTGCTGGCGCTGGACGCTGGCCGCCGCGATGGTCCTGCTCGGCGCGACGCTGACGGACAAGGAATGGCGCTGGACGCTGATCGCGTTTTCGGCGGGCGTCGCGCTCAACGGCGCGCTCGCCCTCGGCCAGTATCTCCAATGGCAACCGGCGCTCGGACTGGTCGAACAGGTTTCACCGCCGGCGGGAACCTTCCTCAACAAGAACCGCCTCGCCGAGGCCGCCGCGCTGGCGCTGGCGGGACTGTTGGGAATGGGGTTGCGCGCCCGGGTGGTTTTTCCGCTGTTGGTTCCCGCCGCGTTGACGTTGGTCCTCGCGGGCTCGCGCATCGCCGCGATCGCGGCGGCGGGCGCGGCGCTGATTTTTCTCTGGCCGAGGGCGCGAGTGCTCGCGATCGGATTGGGCTTGGCCTTGTTCGCGAACTTCGTCTTTTCGTTCCAGCCCGACACCTCGGTCGCCGCCCGGCTTTCCCTGTGGCGCGACACGCTCGCCAATCTCGCGCCGCTCGGGCGGGGCGCGGGATCGTGGGTCGCGCTCTACCCCTCGTTCACGACGGTCGGCTCGACCGCCGCCTATCGCTTCGGCACCTTGCCGGAACATCCGCACAACGAGGCGGTTTATCTGCTGTTCGAGCTTGGGCCGGCGGCGCTGGCGTTGCCCGCGCTGTTCGTTCTCGCCTGGCGGCGAGGGGCGGCCGATGACGACTGCCGTTTCGTTCTCGCCGCGTTCGGCCTCATCGCGCTCGCCGCTTTCCCTCTCGCGCTGCCGGCGTCGGTCGGACTTGCGGCGCTCGCTCTCGGCCGCGCTCTGCGCCGCCGGGATACTCTACGCGGTTTCCCTGATGCGCGGCGAAGCGACCTACAAAGCGGCCCTCGATACCGCGAGTATTTCCGGGATCCTCTTAGGGACGATCGAGGCTTCGGCGGTTTTTCCGGCCTCGGCCCGTTTGCGCGAGGCGCGCGCCAATCTCGCCGCGCAAATGGCCCAGGTCGATCCGATTCTGGCGCTCGCGTTCCTCAAGAGCGCGCAGCGGGAGGCACCCCATGACCCAGTGCTCTGGTACTGGCGCGCCGTGTCCCATTTCCGCGCCGGCGACCGTCCTTCGGCCGCCGCCGCCCTCGATCGGCTCCGCGTCCTCGCGCCCGGCCACCCCGCGACCGAACGCCTCGAAACCCTATTGAAGGAGACCCCGCGATGAATATCCGTTTCAAGACCGGCCTCGCCCTGCTCGCGTTCGCCCTGCCGCTCGCCGCCGGCGCGCTCGCGCAAACCCAATACCTGCCGATCCCCTCGGGGGTCGGCACCTCGGGCCAGGTGCTCGCCGTCACGTCCGACGGCAACAACGTGCAAGGCACCTCGGCGCCTTCGTTCGCGACATCGATCACCGTCGGCGCCGCCGGCACCGCGATCACCCAGATTCGCGTCTTTTCGCAAGGCGTGACGCCGGGCCAGGTCGGCGCCAACACCTGCGCCGAACAGACTTTCACCGTGACCGGCGTCGCCACCACCGACAAGCTGGTCTTGAACGGGGTCCCAGGCTGGTCGCCGGCGGCGACCTCGATCCGCCCGTCGGGCGCGAACACGGTCGCGGTCATGTTCTGCAACCCCGGCAACGGCGCCGCCTCGCCCGCGGCGGGCACCGTCAGCATCGTCGCCATCCGCAGCTCGTAACCGACCGGCCATGAACGCGCTTTCCCCCATGACCCGGATACTGCCCGCGCATCGGCGCCGCGCCGCCGATTACCGCGCGGTTTTTTCCGGCCCGGCGGGAGAGCGCGTTCTCGCCGACCTGTTCGATTTCTGCGGCGTCGCGCGCGAATGCTCGCACCTCGACGCCGAGGGCCTTAACCGCCAGGAAGGCATGCGCCGGGTCGCGCTCCGCGTCGCGTCCTTTCTCAACCTCAAGGACGAGGAAATCGTCCGCCGCGCCATGAGCGCGAGCCCTTTCGCCGAACACCCCGAAGATGGAGATGAAACGTGACCGACAACGCCGCCGCCTCCGCCCCCGCCGCCGCAACCACCACCACGGCCACCACGGCCGCCACGACCACCGCCGCCGCGGCTGGCGGCGCCAACGGCTCCCATTGGGCCGACGCCCTCGGCCTCAATCCCGACCAGCTCGGCTTCGTCAAGAGCAAGGGCTTGAAGGGCATCCCCGAGACCGTCGACAGCCTGATCGGCGCCGAACGCGCCATCGGCGCCGACAAGATCGCGCTGCCGCCCAAGGACAAGGACGGCAAGCGGGATTTCTCGAAATGGGACGGCTTCGAGGCGCTCGGCCGGCCCAAGACGGCGAAGGATTACGACCTGAAGGCGGTCAAGATGCCGGACGGCATCACGCTCGACGCCTTCGACAAGGACGCCCTCGGCAAGTTCCTCGAGCGCGCGCACGCCGCCGGCGCGTCCCAGGCGGTGGTCGCCGACGCGCTCGGGTTTTACGGCGAGTACGCCGCCGGCCTGCTCGCCGCCCAGGCGGCCATGACCGAGGAACGCGCGGCCAAGGCCCACGACGCGCTGACCCAGAAATGGGGCCCGGCCTTCGCCAAGCGGTACGACCTGGCGCAGCGCGCGATCCGCGCCTTCGGCGGCGCGCCGCTGCTGCAGGCGTTCAAGAACGCTGGCGTTCTCGACCGGGACGGCGCGCTGCTCGACGCCGATTTCGGCGATTTTCTCGCCCAGGTCGGGGCCAAACTGACCGGCGACACCCAAGAACCGGGCGGCAAGGGCGATGCGTTCGGCGTGATGACGCCGGCCCAGGCCGAGGCCGAGCACAAGAAGATGCTGGCCGAAACCCACCAGGCGCAGCTCGCCGGCCAGTCGCATCCCGGTTGGGACCGCAATCATCCCGAATTCCAACTCTACCAGGAGAAGGCCAGTCGCCTGCTGCGTCTCGCCTATCCCGAACAAACGGCGGAGGGCGGCGCCAAGCCCGCCGCCGCCGCATGAGCGAGGCGACCCGCATCGCCGCGCTCAAGGCCGCGGTCGAGTTCCGCGCCGGCGTCACCACGCCGGCCGACACGCTCGCCCTCGCCAAGACGTTCGACGAATTTTTGACGACCGGCGACCTGCCCAAGGAACCGAAAAAATCCCTTGCCGCGAAGGCGAAGGACTTGGTTTCCGGCAAGGCCGCTTGAAATCCGGGCGCCCCGCCGCCGTCCGCAAGGGCGAAGACGGGTCCGGTTGACCGATCGAAAGCGATCCGAAACGCGGGCGCGTGAAGCCCGAAGGAACGGTCCGCTAGGTTGCCTTCGCTCGACTTCCGTCGAGCTACGGCGCGCCGACGCGGGCGCCCCTTCCGCCAGGTGCAACTTTCATCAGCGGAGGGACAACCATGTCCACCCAAATCGCCACCGCCTTTACCCGGCAGTTCATGCCCGGCGTCCGCCTGCTCGCCCAGCAGAAGATGAGCCGGCTGTTCAGCGCCGTCGACGTGGAAATGCTTTCCAGCGCCGACCGCGCCGCCTTCGACCAAATCGGCGCGACCGCCATGGCCGCGCTCACGACGCGCCACGCCGACACGCCCCAGGTCGACACCAGCCACGCCCGGCGCTGGGTGCTGCCCGATCCGTTCGCTTGGGCCGACTTCATCGACCACCCGGACAAGCTCCGCGCGGTCAACGGCGACCTGATGACTTCGAAATACCAGCAGAACGTGGCCATGGCCGCCGGCCGCAAGATCGACGACGTGATCATCGCCGCCTTCTTCGCCACCGCCGTCACCGGGCAGACCGGCACCGGCTCGGCGGCCTTCGACACGTCCGGCTACCAGATCGCCGCCGGCGGAACGGGCTTGACCCTCGCCAAGCTGCTGGAGGCGAAGGAAAAGCTGGATGCCGCCGAAAACGACCCGGACGATCCGCGTTTCCTCGCCTGTTCGGCGAAGCAGATCACCAACATGCTGAGCACGACCGAAGTCAAGTCGAGCGACTACAACACGGTCAAGGCCTTGGCGCAGGGACAGATCGATACGTTCTGCGGGTTCAAGTTCATCCGCACCCAACGCCTCGCCGCCAGCGGCTCCAACCGCCGCGTCGCGGCCTGGCGGAAGCCGTCCATGCTGCTCGGCATGAACGAGAACATCGTCACCAAGGTCAGCGAGCGCGCCGACAAGAACTACCTGACGCAGGTCTACGCCCGCATCGACATCGGGGCGACCCGGATGGACGAAACCGGCGTGGTCGAGATCCTCTGCGCCGAATAAGTCTTCGATTGGGACGGCACGGGCCCGCCCGGATAAACGAGCCCGGCGCAGTCTCGCAACATCAAACCAAAGGAGGGCCATACCATGGCCGTCGCCAACACCAAGTCCACCATCGTCACCAACGCCGACGCGGCGCCGGTGACGCTCACCCCCGCCTACGTCAAGGACGGGCGCCTGCGCGAGCAGGCGGCCACCGTCGAAACCGCGGCGGCCGACGACGCGGGATCGGTCTATCGCCTGTTCCGCGTCCATTCGTCGTGGCGGATCAGCGACATCCTAATCGGCCACGACGCCATCACCAACATGACCACCGCCGACGTCGGTGTCTACGACACCGCCGCCAACGGCGGGGCCGTGGTCAACGTCAGCCTGTTCGCCTCGGCGCTCAACATGAGTTCGGCCTCGGCCGGGCTGGTCAATCACACCTACGAGGCGACCGCGACCAACATCGACAAGATCGAGAAACGGTTGTGGGAACTGCTCGGGCTTACGTCCGACCCGAACAAGGAGTACGACATCGCCGTCACCGCCACCACCAACGATCCCTCGGTGGCGGGGACGATCAGCGGCCTCTGCCGTTACGTCTCGAACGCGTAAACCGTTCCGGGGCCCGCGCGCGCGGGGGTTCGCCCGCGCGTGAAGGCCCCGGACAACCGCGCCGGGTTTTTTTCATGGCCGATTGGGTCGACATCGCCAACCTCGGGATCCGCCATCTGGGCGAGGACCGGATTTCGAGCCTGACCGAGGACAGCGAGCGCGCCCGCGCGGTCAACGACGTGCACGAGACCGTGCGCGACCTCGTGCTCCGCAAGCACCCGTGGAACTGCGCCCTGGCGCAAGCCGTCCTCGCGCCCGCCGGCGCGGCGCCCGCCTTCGGTTTCGCTTATGCCTACGACTTCCCGACCGATCCCTATTGCCTGCGCGTGCTCGGCCTCGATTACGACCGGCACGGCAAGGCGCCGTGGAAGTCGCGCGCGCGCCAAATCCACACCGACGAGGGAACCGCCCTTTATATCCATTTCATCAAGCGCGTCGCCGACCCGGCGCAATTCGACGCCACCCTGGTCGAGGCGCTCGCCGCCGAGCTTGCCTATCGCGTCGCCTTCCGCCTGACCGGCAGCCGGTCGGCGGAAGCCGCGATGAAAGCGTGGGCGCGGGACGCCATCCTATCCGCCCGCGCCGCCGACGCCCAGGAAGGCACGCCCGACGATCCCGAGGAATCCGATTGGCTGGAGTCCCGCGCATGACTCGCGCGACGCCGATCATCAATTCATTCGTCGCCGGCGAAGTGACCGAGGAATTGGCCGCGCGCGGCGGCATCGGCCAGGACGGCGCGCGGCTCGGCTGGTATTACGCCGCCTGCCGCAAGCTCGAAAACATGATCGTCCGCCCGCAAGGCGGCGCCCGCCGTCGCGGCGGCACCCGCTTTGTCGCCGCGGTCAAGGACGCCGCCAGCCGCACCGCCCTGGTGCCGTTCGAGTTCTCGGTCTTGCAGGCGTACAAGATCGAGCTGGGCGGGTCTTACCTGCGGTTTTTCAAGGACCGCGGGCGCATCGCGATCCCCGACGTCGCGACCGCGATCGCCAACGGCACCTTCACCGGCTCGATCGCGTCGTGGTCGAACGCGTCCAGCGGCGCCGGATCGATTTCCCACGACGCGACCAACAACCGGCTCAACCTCGTTTCCGGCGGCACCACGGCGGCCGACATCGGCGCCGCCGAACAGACCGTCACCGTCGCCGCCGGCGACCAGGCCAAGGAACACGTTCTCGCGTTCCGCGTCCTCGGCGCCGCTGGCGACAAGGGGCTGCTCAACGTCGGCACGTCCTCGGGCGGCGGGCAGCTCGTCAACGACCGCGAGTGTCATGTCGGCTGGCACTTGGTCGCCTTCACCCCGGGCGCGGGAACCGTCTACGTCCGTTTCAAGAACAAGGGCGACGCCAACAACGTGTTCGTCGGTTACAACAAGACCCTCCAGCTCGCCGACGTGGCGTTTCTCGACAACCAGACCCTCGAAATCGCCTCGCCGTGGGCGCAAGCGTCGCTGTTCGATTCCGACAACCTGTTCCGCATCATGCTCGCCCAATCGGCGGACATCCTCTACTTCTGGCATCCGACCGTCGCGCCCTACAAGCTCGGCCGGTCCGGGCATACCACCTGGGCGCTGACCCTATTCCCGTTCGAGGACGGCCCCTACTACGAATCGAACACCACGGCGACCACCCTCACGCCCGGCGCCGCGACCGGCGCCAACGTGTCCTTGACCGCGTCCTCGACCGTCGGGATCAACGGCGGCGCCGGGTTCAAGTCGACCGACGTCGGCCGACTGGTCGCGGTCAAGGAGGGCTCGACCTGGGGCTGGGGCATCATCGTGTCCCACACGTCCGCGACCGTGGTCGGCGTCGACATCCGCGCGACATTCACCAACATCAACGCCAAGGCGACGTGGCGGCTCGGCCTCTATTCCGACACCGACGGCTGGCCGGTGACGGCGACGTTTTTCGAGGAACGGTTCAACTCCGCCGGCGCCCTCGGCATCCCCAACCGATGGGACGGCTCGGCCTCGGGCGATTTCGAGAAGTTCACGCCCGGCACCGCCGACGGCGACGCGGTCGCGTTCACCATCGCGTCCAACCGGGTCGACGCCATCCGCTGGCTGGCGCCGGCGCAGAAACTCATCATCGGCACCCAGGCCGCCTGCGCCCCGATCAAGCCGCAACTCCCCGCGGGCGGCATTTTCGCCGCCTCGGGGCCGTCCTCGGGCGCGATCACGCCGACCACGGTCGAAGTCAAGGAGCAGACCGGCAACGTGGTGCTCCACATCGACCGCCACCGGCGCGATCTGATGGAAATCGCCTTTTCGTTCGAGGCCGACGGCTACGTCGCCGAGCCCATGACCATCCGCGCCGAACACGTCAGCCGCGGCGGATTTATCGACATGGCCTGGCAGCGGAAACCCTTCGGCGTGCTGTGGCTGATCCGCGCCGACGGCCTTCTGATAGGCTTCACCTACCTCCGCTCGCAGCAGGTGACCGCCTTCCATCGCCATCCGATCGGCGGCAACGGCATCGTCGAGGCGATCGCCTGCATCCCCGGCGCCCAGCGCGACGAATTGTGGCTGATCGTGCGGCGCACCATCAACGGCGCCACCGTCCGCTACGTCGAAATCATGGAGGATCCGCTGCCCGACGACGAACCCGACCAGATCAAGGCGTTCTACGTCGATTCCGGGCTGACCTACGACGGCGCGGTCGCGGCCACCCTCACGCCCGGCGCCGGCGCCACGGTCGCGGGAACGACCGGCGTCACCTTCACCGCCGGATCGAGCGTGTTCGCCGCCGGCGACGTCGGGCGCGAAATCCGCTATCGCGTCGCCGCCGACCCGGACGCCAATCCGCCGGTGACGGGGATCGAGGCGCGCGCCGTCATCACCGGCTACACCTCGGGCACCGTCGTGACCGCGACCGTCACCGGCGCGTTTCCGTCTCTTTCCGCGATCGCCTCCGGCGCCTGGCGCATGAGCGTCACCACGATTTCCGGCGCCGGCCACCTGGAAGGGGAAACGGTGCAGATTCTCGCCGACGGCGCGGTGCACGCCGAGAAAACCGTCGTCGGCGGGGCGGTGACGCTGGACAAGCCCGCGACCTACGTCCACCTCGGTCTCAAGCAGACGTCGAAGCTCATGCCGGTCCGCGTCGAGGCGGGCGCGGCCGAGGGCACCGGCCAGGGCAAGCCGACCCGCGTCGCGCGGCTGGTGGCGCGGTTTCGCCGCACCCTCGGGGCCAAGGCGGGGCCCGACGAAACCCGCCTCGACCGCATTCGTTTCCGCGAGGGAAGCGATCCGGTCGGCGTCCCGCCGCCGCTGTTCACCGGCGACAAGGAATTCCCGTTCCCCGGCACGTCGTCGCGCGAAGCCGACATCCTGTTCGTGCAGGACCAGCCGCTGCCCATGGACCTGCTCGGCATCATGCCCGTGGTGCTGAAAGGGGACGGCTGATGACCGCGAGCAGGATCGTTTTCACCCCCTACCGGCCGGAACACTACGCCGCGCTCCGACCCCAGCCGTCGCAGATGGACTTCGCGCCGACGGAACGGCCCGCCGACTACGCCGCCGCCCTCGGCCTCGGCGGTTTCACGACCACGGCGGTCGAATATTTCGCGCCTTCGTCGCCGCGGGCGGATTCGCCCTCGCGCGCCGGCCGCGCCTTTCCCATGAAAGCCCGCATCCTCGGCCTCGCCGGCATCCTGCCGCAAGGGGCGGGAAGGGCCGTCGCCTGGGCGATCCTCGCCGACCGGCCCGGGCGCCATTTCCTCGCCATGACCCGCCGCGCCAAACGCGGCGTCGATATGGCGCTGGAAACCTACGAGCGCATCGAAACCTACGTCGACGCCGAATGGCCGGCGGCGGTCATGTGGGCGCGCGCCCTCGGCTTCGAGCCGGAACGCCGCGCGCGGCGCTTCGCCCACGGCCGCGACGCGATCGTGTTCGTGAGGTTCGCGGAGGAACGGACACGGGAAAATTCGTCCGCCGAGGCCTCCGGCGGGCCCGTGCCGTCCCAATTAAAGGAACACGCCGCATGAGCGGATACGAAGGCCCGCTTTTGGCCGCGTCCCTGGGCTTGCAGGCGGTCGGCTTCGTCGCCCAAGGGGCGCAGGCCAAGGCCGCCGCCGATTACAACGCGCGGGTCGCGGAAAACGCCGCCGTCGCCGAACGGCAGCGGGCGGAGGTCGAGGTCGGCCGTCACCGCCGCCGCGCGCAACTCCTGCTGTCCTCGCAGCGCGCCGCCGCCGGCGCGTCCGGCGTGCAGTTCGAGGGCTCTCCCCTGCTGGTGATGGCCGAAAGCGCGGCCGAGGCCGAATACGACGCGCAGCTCATCCGCTACGGCGGCGAAACGCGCGCCACCAACCTTTACGCCCAGGCGGCGGCCGAGCGGATGCAGGGCCGCGCCGCGCGCATCGGCTCCTATTTCGGCGCGGCGAGTTCGCTGTTGAAGGCGGGGGCGGCGGCGTCCGGCAAGAGCGGCGGCAACAAGATCCTGCTCGGCGATTCGAATTTCGATTCGGAGTACGCATGAAAATCCCCGCCTACCGCTCGCAGGTCGAGGTGCCCGACGCCGGGCGGGGCTTGCCGCGCCTCGATCCGTCGGCCGCCGCCCGCGCCGGCGCCGGCCTGATCCAGGCGGCGGCGACGGCCGCCGACGCGGCGCAGATTCTCCGCCGCTCGAACGAGCACGCCGCCGCCCAGGAAGCCGCCCGCGCCGCCGCCGAGGCGCGTTCCGACTGGCTCGCGCGCCACGACGCCCTGCAGAACGAGGCGCCCGCGGGCGCGCCCGAGTTCACCCGCCGGGTGATGGAGGAATTCGACCGCGACCGGCAGAAACGGATCGAGGCCGTTTCGCCGCTCGCGCGCGATTATCTCGGCGTCGCGCTCGCCAAGGTCGGCCTCGCCCTCAAGGCCAAATCCATGGCGTTCGAGAGCGCGTCGCGGCTCGGCCAGCAGCTCCGCGACATCGACACCACCTTGAACGTCGAGATCAATTCGGTGCGCGCCGACGAGACGCAGTTCGACGCCGCCTACGCCAACGGCATGGCGGCGATCGCGGCCGCGCAAATCGACGCCGACAACAAGGCCAAGGTCGGCAAGGCCTTCGAGCGCGGCCTGGCGCGCGCCGTGTTCCGGGGCGCGATCGAGCGCGATCCGGCGGGCGCGCGCAAGCGCCTCGAAGCGGGCGAATTCGCGGGCGCCTTGCAGGAAGGCGACTACGATACCCTGCTCAACCAGGCGACCGCGCGGGCCGAACACCTGCGCGCGCTCGAGGCGGCCGAGGTCAAGTCGCTCGCGCGCGACCATATCGCCTCGATCCAGGAAACCGGCGAGGGGCTCAAGGGCGTGGTCGAGCGCGCCAAGGCGTCGTTTTCGCCGGCGGCCTTCGCCGAGCTGCTCAAGGCCGAGAAGTTCGCGCGCGACTACCACGCCGCCGCGATCGGGATCAATTTCGCGCCGCCCGACGCCATCGCCGCGACCGTCGCCCAATTCAAGCCCGCGCCCGGCTCGGACGGCTACGCCGACCGGCTGCGCCTGTACGAGGGGCTGGCGCGCCGCGCCGACCAGATCCTGAAATTCCGCGACAAGGACCCGGCCGGCTACGCCATGACCTCGCCCGACGTGCGCGCGGCCTTCGAGCGCGCCGCCGCCGACCCGGCGGCCTACGAGCGCGCGCTGACCGCGCGCGTCGAGTTCCAGCAATCCATGGGCGCGGCGCCGAAAGTTCTTTCGGAAGCCGAAGCCAACGACGCCGCCGCCCGCGTCCTCGCGCTGCCCGCCGCCGAACGGGCGTCGGCGATGGGCCAGCTCATGGCCGGCTACGGCCGGCACGCCGCCCGCGCCCTCGGCCAGCTCGCCGAAGCGGGCCTCGACGCCCGCCACCAGGTGCTCGCGACGCTCGCCGGCGACCCGGTCGCGTCGGCGAAAATGGCGACCGCCATCGGCCTCGGCCACAAGGAACTCGCCGCCAACATTCCCGAGGACGAGCGGAAGGCCGTCCACGAAACCCTGGCCGCCGACCTGGCGGCGTTCCGCCGCGTGTTCGAATGGTCGGATCCGTCGGGCGGCGCCGCGCCCGCGTTCAACAACATCGTCGCCGCGATCCGCGACCTGGCGCTGGTCGACGTGCGCGCCGGCGTTTCGGCCCAGGCCGCCGCCCGCGCCGCCGCCGAAGGCGTGATCGGGTCGCGCTACCACGTCATCGAATCGCGGCGCGTCAAGGCTTACGCGCCGAAGGCGATCGCGGGCGAGGTCATCGACCCGGGCGCGGTCGAAACGGCGGCGGCGGAACTGCTGACCGAGGAAAAAATACGCGCCTTCGAGCCGCTGCCGTTCGAGGACGGCGGCGGCGACGAACTCCTCGCGCGCGAGCGCACGGTGCGCGCGGCCGTGAACTCCGGCTTTTGGGCGACCGATTCGACCGGCGAAGGCATGGTGCTGATGGTGCCGTTCCGGGGCGGCGCCGCGCTGCCGTTGCTCGACAAGGCGCGGCGGCCCTACCGGCTCGCGTTCGCGGACACCAACGACATCCGCGAACGGATCGAGGCGGAGGAACGGGGGCGCGTGGCGGCGCCATGACCTGGCTCACCCGCGAATTGCCCGACAACGAACCGCTCCGCCGTTTCGGCGGCGCGCGGCTGCCGGCGACCTTGGGCGAATCGGTTTCGGCCGCGTTCGACGATCCGACCTTGAGCCCGTCGACCTTGATCGCCCGGCAGATGGCCCTCGCCGCCGCGGCGGGCGCCCCGCCGCCGGACGACCTCGGGTTTTTCACGGTCGGCGCGCCGGCCGCGCCGGAGCCGTCGCCGCTGGTCGCGGCCGAGGACTTGAACCGCGAATTCGGCGCCCTCGGCCTTTCCTTCGACCGGCCGACCCGGCGCGCGGTCGCGGAGCTGCTGGCCGAAGGCAAGCGCAGCGAGCGCCTGCGCGCCGACATCGTCGCGCGCGGGCCGCAAGGGTTCTTTCCCGGCGCGGCGCGGCTCGGCGCGTCCTTCCTCGCCGCCGCGCTCGATCCCTTGAACGTCGCCTCGGCGTTCGTGCCGGTGGTGTCGCAAGCGCGCTTCGCCGGGTTCGTCGCGCGCCACGGCGTCACCGGCGCGCGCCTCGCGCGCGGCGCGATCGAGGGCACGGCCGGCAACCTGATGGTCGAGCCGTTCGTGTTCGGCCTGACCTCCGCCCAGCGGCTCGATTACACCATGGCCGACGCCCTGGTGAACGTGGCCTTCGGCGGCCTGCTCGGCGCCGGCCTGCACGCCGGATTGGGCCGGATCGGCGACTGGCTCGACCGCCGCCCGCCCGAAACGCGGGAAGCCGCCCTGCGATCCGCCGTCGCCCAGGCGGCGAGCGGGCGGGCGGTGGACGTCGATCCGATCCTGCGCGCGGAAGAAGCGGATTTGGCCCGCGCCTACGACGACGTGCGCGACCGCCCGATGGGGTTTGCCGACGATCCCTTGGTCCATATCACCCCCGCCGCCATCGAGAGCACGATCATCGCCCGCGGCGGCTGGAAGAGCCTCGGCGACGCCGAGGTCGACGGCGCCGGCTGGGGGATGGTCAAGTTCATATGGCGTCACGGCGAAAAATCTTCCAAGGCGCCGAACAAGCGCGTCACCCGCGACGACGTTATCGCGTTTCCGGCCATCATCCGCGAATACGAACCGACGCGGGTTCTCGATCAACGCGAATGGGTGGTCGCGCGTCCCGACGGCGAGCGGGTGTTGTACGTGGATTCCCCCGTCGCCGGCCGTGAAGGCCGCCGCGTCGTCACCATTTATGTGCTGGACGATCCCGGGGCGAGACAACTCTCCCCAAAAAGAAAAGCCGGCGCCGCTGGGTCTCCCGAAAGAGATTTTGCAGTCCCTTCCGGGGATACCGCGCGGGCGCCTTATGATCGGCGGCCCGGCGGCCAGCAGCAACCGGCCGAAAATATTGTAGGCCGGCCGAAGGGGATTTTCAATGCGCCCGCCGCCGCGCCCGCCGAACTGCCGCCGGCGGGGCGCGTCCTCGAAAACTACACCCTGCGCGAAGGCGACAAGCCCCACGTCCAGGCGGTCGCCGACGACGTGCTCATGTCCGATTCCGGCCACCGGCTCGCGGTCGACGATCCCTACGGCCCGGGCTCGACCGTGATCGCCGTGCCCGCCACCTCGCCGGCGTGGTTTCGGGACGCGAACAAGCGGCTGAAAGCGGCCGGCGACCCGCCCATGACCCGCGCGCTCGTCGAAACCGCCGCGCGCAAGCTGCTCGCGGGCGAGCCGTTGCACGCCGCCGAGGCCCGCGCCGCGGCCGAGCTGCTCGCCGCCGCGCGCGATCGCCGCCTAGCCGAGGCGCGCGACATGGCGCAATTCCGCGCCGACCGCGAGGCCCGCGCCGCCCGGGCGGAAAGCGAAAGCCTCGCCGCCGTCGCCCGGCGCGAGGCCGAATTCGACGCGCTCGCCGACCGCGACGCCGCCCAGGCCGCCCGCGCCGAGGCCGATCCGCCGAAAACCGGCGACGAATCGGCGGCGGTCGAACTGGATCACATCGCGGCGCGGATCGAGGGCTACCGCGCCGAAGGCGCGCTCGACGCGCGCGCCGAAAGGGAACTCGCGGGCCTGGCCGCCCTCGACGGCGAGGCCGGCGCCTTGGGCCGCGCCGCCGCCGCCGCCGCCGACTGTCTCACCCGGATCTAGGAGAACGCCATGGCAAAAACCGCCGCCAAGTGCATCGCCGAAATCAAGGCCGCCGCCCGGGAAGGCTTGGGCCGCGACCTCGACGACGACGAGGTCGCGCAAATCGTCGAGGAACTGGAACGCCGGCGCGCGGAGAAGAACGCCCGCGCCGGCGCCAAGAGCGCGGCCGAGGCGACCCTGGAGGCCGCCGCCGACATGGGCCGCGCGGCGATCGAGGCGGCCCGGATCGCCAAGCGCAACCGGATGCTCAACCTGATCGCGGCGATCGAAATCGACCGGCTCGCGGCGTTCGCCGATCGCGAGTACGGCGATCCGTCGCTGGCGCTTCGCGCGCGCGTCGCCGGCGTCAACAAGCCGCTGCCGGGCGGTCGCCTGAGCGCGGACGCGCGACGGATCGCGATCCAGAACGGCTGGCTCGGCGGCATGATCGCGGACTTGAAGGACGCGGACCTGCTGGCGCGCTTCAATTCCGGCGACCACGACCGCGCCGTCGCGCGCGAGCTGGCCGAACTGTCCAAGCCCGACGGCCGGCCGGGGGTTTCCGGCGACCGCGACGCCCAGGCCATCGCCAAGATCGTCGACGTCTACCGGCGCGCCGCGATCGCGCGCGAGAACCGCGCCGGCGCCTGGATACGCCCGCTCCCGGGGTACGTCGTGTCGCAAAGCCACGATCCCCTGAAGCTGCACCGCGCCGGTTACGCCGCCTGGCGCGACGCGATTTTGCCGCGGCTGGACGCCGACCGCACCTTCGCCGGCGCCGACGCCGAGGATTTCCTGAAGCGGACCTACGCGGCGCTGGTGTCGGGCCGCCACCTGAAAGCCGAAGGCGAGGGCGACGCCCTCGGCCTCGCCTTCAAGGGGCCGGACAACCTCGCCAAGCGGGTGTCGCGGCACCGGGTCTTGCATTTCAAGGACGCCGACGCCTGGTTCGACTACAACGCCGAATTCGGGCTCAAGAGCCTGCGCGAGGCGGTCGTTTCCGACCTGGAACGCGCGGCGCGCAACACGGCGCTGATGGAATCGTTCGGCACCAACCCGCGCGCCGTGTTCGAGGCGGCCCTCGACCGGCTCAAGGACAAGCACCGGGTCGATCGGAAAAAGCTCGCGCGGCTCAACGAACGATCCCTGTCGAACCAGTTCGCCGAGGCCGAGGGGGCGACGCGCATCGCGGTCGATCCGACGTCGGCGTCGGTGACGGCAATCGTGATCGCGGTGCAGAGCATGGCGAAGCTCGGCGCCGCGGCCTTGAGCAGCGTTTCCGACCTCGCGACCAAGGCGACCGTCATCATGCGCGCGACCGGCGACAACATCCTCGCCGCCTGGGGCAAGAGCCTGTCGACCCTGGTCGAGGGGCTGGCGCCGGGCGACCGCGCCCGCGCCGCCGACCTGATCGCTGTCGGGCTCGAAGGCCAGGTCGGCGACGTGGCGGCGCGCTTTTCCGCCGACGACACGATGCCGGGCGCGATCGCGCGCGCGCAACGGCTGTTTTTCAAGCTCAACCTGCTCGGCCCCTGGACCGACGCCAACAAGCGCGGCCTCGGCCTGATGCTCGCGCGCGACCTCGCCCTCAAGGCCAGGAACGATTGGGCCGACCTCGACGCGCTCGCTCGCCGCAACCTCTCCCTCTACGGCTTCGACGCCGAACGTTGGAACGCGATCCGCGGCGCGACCCGGACCGAGGCCGACGGCCGCGACTACCTGATGCCCGACGCGATCGGCGAGCTGCCGGCGATCGCGTTCGCCCGCCTGACCGGCGGCCCGGCGACCGAGCGGCAGTTGCGCGGCCTCAAGGACGAGCTGACGACGAGCTTGCGCGCCTATTACCTCGACCTCGCCGACGAGGCGGTGCCGACCCCGGGCGCGCGCGAACGGGCGATCCTGCTGCAAGGGACGCAGCCGGGAACGCCCCTCGGCGTCGCCGCGCGCTTCGTCGCGCAATTCAAGGCGTTCCCGCTGACCATACTGACCAAGAACCTGGGGCGCCTCGCCGAGGCGGACACCACGGCGGAATTCTTCAAGAACCTGCTCGGCGGCAAGGGCGACATGGTCGGCCTCGCCAACCTGATGGTCGGCACCACGGTCATGGGCTACCTCGCCATGACGGCCAAGGACCTGGTCAAGGGCAAGACCCCGCGCGACCCGACCGACCCGAAAACATTCGTCGCCGCCATGCTGCAGGGCGGCGGCCTCGGCATCTACGGCGACTTCGTGTTCGGCGAATACAACCGTTTCGGCCGCTCGCTGCTCGACACGCTCGTCGGCCCGACCCTCGGGTCCGTGTCCGACATGGCCGAACTGTGGGCGCGGTTCCGTTCCGGCGAGGACACGGCCGCCGCGGCGGTGCGCTTCATCGCCGCCAACACCCCCTACGCCAACCTGTTCTACACGCGCGCCGCGCTCGATTGGCTGTTTCTCTACCAGCTGCAGGAAACCCTCAACCCCGGGTTCCTGCGGCGGATGGAACGCCGGATCGAGCGGGAGAACAAGCAGACGTTCATCCTGCCGCCGAGCCAGGCGATTCCCCACGGCGGCGGCACGCGAATCATGGAGGCCGTGCGATGACCCGAACGACGACAACGGCGCGCTGGTCCCACACCGGCAACGGCGTGACCGCCGCGTTTTCCTACGGCAACCGGATTTTTCACGCCGACGACCTCAAGGTCTACGTCGACAACGCGCTCAAGACCCGCGTCGCCCATTACAACGTGTCCGGCGTCGGCGCGGCCGCCGGCGGCAGCGTCACCTTCACCGCCGGGAACATTCCCGCCAACGGCGCCGACATCCTGCTCGTCCAGGACACGCCCCAAACCCAGGAAACCGACCAGGATTCCCTGGGCGACTTCGACGGCGACGTGAACGAGACGGCGCTCGACCGCCTGGCCGCCCTGATCCAGCGCCTCGGCGACCGCGTCGGAAGGACGCTGCGCCAGGTCGACACCGACGGCTCGGCGATCGGGACGCTGCCGGCCAAGGCGAGCCGGGCGAGCAAGGCGCTCGGCTTCGACGCCAACGGCGACCCGGTCGCGATGGCGACGCCGTCGGGCACCTTGACGCTGCCCCTCCCGATCGCGGACGGCGGCAGCGGGGCGAGCACGGCGGCGTCGGCGCGCACCAACCTCGGCCTTATCATCGGAACAGACGTTCAGGCTTATGACGCGGATACGCTCAAAGCCAATTTGGCCGACGTACTCACGGCCGGATTTGCCGGAACACCATATAACGCGGGAACGAAATCGAGCGGGACATTTACCCCCAACGAAGCGAATGGGAATCTTCAATATGCCGTAAATGGCGGCGCCCACACGCTCGCGCCCCCGACAAATAACTGCACGATCATTATCCAGTACACCAATAACGCATCGGCCGGATCCGTCACGGTCAGCGGGTTCACCAAAGTTACGGGCGGCACGATCACGACCACCAACGGCGACGACTTTTTCTTCTTCATCACCAAGCTCAACGGCTTTTCGCATCTTCACGTGCAGGCGCTGCAATGACGTTCCCATTTCCAATATTTTCTCCAAGTTTTGAAATCGATCCGTATTTTTCCAGCGTCGTTTTTCTATCGCACTTCGATGGGGCCGACGGATCGACGACGTTCATCGACCAAAAAAGCCACACGATTGCGGCGAACGGAAACGCGCAACTCGACACCGCCGATTTCAAGTTTGCCTCGGCGTCCCTACTGCTGGATGGAACGGGAGACCATGCCTCCGTCGCCGGAACGGCCGATTTTAATCTTAACGGCGACCTTACCGTGGAGGGGTGGGCGAAAACCTCGGCGGCGACTAACGCGAACGAAGTTATTTTCACGCTTTCGACCGCCGCCGCCGACGGCGACGGCCCCGCGATAATTCTCTACTCGCGGCATTCCGGCGTCACAAATTCAGGCCCGCGACTTCGTACAACCACGGGCGCTGGTGGAGCGGGTTTGACCACCATCGATCATGGCACCAGCATGGTTGGCGCGGGTTTTTATCACTGGGCGGTAACGCGCAGTGGAACCACTCTACGGTTTTTCATCGGCGGAACGCTCGTCGGTTCCGCGACTCCATCCTGGCCGGCGTTCGCCAGTCCAGCGCTAACTATTGGCGCACAGGGCTCGACGGGTGGAAATAATTTCACGGGTTGGCTCGACGACGTTCGTATCACTAAGGATGTCGCTCGATACACGGCGAATTTCACTCCGCCAACTTCTCCGCATCCAGATCAATGAGGTGGCAATGTACGCTATTGTTAACACACAATCCGGCCAAGTCTTACCGCAAAAAAACACCTCTATTCTCACGTTTACATCGCTCTCGCGTGTCGATCTTCCTGACGGCACGGTTGTGTTCAATCCGGCGCCTGGATATGAGTTCGGGGTATATAAGTTATTTCCTGTCGCCATCGACAAATCCGGCGTCGGGTCTATCGTCAGCGACAGCGCGCCGGTTTACGATGGAACGAACGTCATCGTCACGCGGATGTTGAGCAACCCGCCGACGACCGTCGCGGACGTGCGAACCGAAGCCGAACGTCGCATTTCCAAGGGCATTCTGGTCAACGGCAAGCCGTTTCGTTGCGACGACGGGTCGGTCCTGCGAATGCGGAACCTCAAGGACGCGCTCGCGACGGCTCCCGTTGGAACGACGCAGACATTCAACACGGCCGCAGGCGATACCTTCACGGTGAACGCGGCCCAAGCCGCCGCTATTTCGGACGCGCAAATCAATTGGCAGGGCGCGATCCTTGCCGCGTCGGCGTCGCTGCAAGCCAGCCCGCCGGCCGATCCGACGCTCGATCAGCATTGGCCGGTCCAAACGACGCTGCCGTGAACGACGCACCCAAGGAAAACCGGCGCGCCTACTGAAAAGGAAACGGAAATGAGCCAATGGGTCGGAGAAGATCGCCGCTCGACGAAGTGGCACCTTAAACGCGAGGTTTCGGTCGGGCATATCATTTCGACCGCATCGTTCATCGCCATGATGACCGCCTGGGGAATATCGGTCGAAAAACGACTGGTGGTTTTGGAGACAACCACCGCCTCGCAAAACGAACGGGCCAACCGGACGGATTTGGCCGTCAATGAAAGTTTCAAGGACATAAAAAGCGCCCTTATCAGGATCGAGAACAGATTGAACGCGATGGCGGGGCCGAAGTGATGCGCTATTTCGCCGTCTCATTATCAATCCTGCTCGCCGGGGGCGCCGCGCCCCAAGCGTGCTTCGCCCCGGATCGAGAAATCGCGGCATATCGAGATCGCGTCGTTTCCAGCGCCGACGGCATTAAGTACGCCGAACTGACGGACGCCGAGCGCAAAAACTACCTTCATATGCTCAACAGCATACCCCCTTACACGGCGATGATGTACGAGGAAATCGGTTTTTTCTCGATTGACGGCTCGGACGTCGTGCTGGTGGTGCATGTCGAACGCGGTTGCGTTTGGAGCGACGGCGTGATGCGTAGAGCGACATTCGACCGCGTTTCGCAAAGGGGTGGAACGTGAGGGCATTGATCGCCGCATTTTCGTTGTCCGTCATTGCCGCGTTCGCGCACGCCCACGGCGACGCGGAATGGATCATGCGCGGGGAAAATTCATGGTGTTGTGGGCCTAAGGACTGCTTCGAAATCGAGCACTCCGACGTGCGCCACATCCCGGCCGGAGAGTGGAGCTACTACCAAGTGAAATGGCGCGGTCGGACGTTCGACATTCCCGAGAGCGAAGCCAAGCGGTCCGAGCCGATGGGGGCTTAGTTTCAATGAACGTCGGCCAGTTCCGCGGCTTCGTCGTCCGTCCCGCGCTGACGCATTTGGGCCTCTGGTCGCAGCCGGCGGAAAACCTCCTGGTCGGAACGGCGCTGCACGAATCGGGCGGGCTCCAGTTCATCGACCAGGACGACGATTTCAAGTGGCGACCGTCGGACCGGCTCGGCCCGGCGATCGGTTTCTATCAAATCGAGGAAGCGACCCTTAACGACCTGTTCGCCAACTTTCTCGACTACCGGCCGCTTTGGCGCGCGCGGCTGCTGGAATTCGCCGCGCCGGTGCCGAGCCGCGCCCTGCAGCTCGCGAGCAACCTCGGCTTCGCCACCGCCGTCGCGCGATTGATCTACTGGCGCGCGCCGGATCCGCTGCCCGCGGCCGAGGACATTTACGGCCTCGCGGACTACTGGAAACGACACTTCAACACCCACGCCGGCAAGGGCGACCCGGACGATTGGGCGCGCGCCTACCGCCGCCATCACCGGGAGACCTGACATGGCCCGCCGCATCGCTGTTCTGGTCGCCGTCCTGATGATCGCCGCCTGTTCGGCCGAGCGCCGCGCGGCACTAACTTATGTCGACGAACAGGCCAAGGGCTACGAGGACACCAAGGCGGGCGTGCTGCTGCGAAGCCCTTGCGCCATCTCGATCGGCGCCTACTGGCGCGCGCTCGACGAACGCCGCCGCGCCGCCGTGGACGCGCTGTGCGGGAAGTGAGCCCATGATTTCGCCCGCCGAGTGCGCGCGCCTCGCCCAACGCGCCTACGCCGAGGCCACCTGGCGGACGCCGGGCGACGTCGAGGCGCTGCTGATCGACGACACCGGCTATCGCGCGACCGCCGTGCGCGGCTCGGAAACGGATTTCCGCGATTGGCTGCGCAACTTCCGCGTCGCGCCCTGGCGCGACTGGCAGCTCGGTTTCGTCCATAAAGGTTACTTGGAGGGCGCGCGGGCCTTGTGGCCGCTGGTCCGGGCGAAGATGGTGGAGGATCCCGATCCCCGGCCGAGGTTGATCGTCGGGCATTCCGCCGGCGGATCGATCGGGACCGTGCTCGCGGGCATGATGGCGGCGGCCGGGCGGGCGCCCGCGCTCCTTTGCACCTTCGGCGCGCCGCGCCCCGGCTTCGGAAAATTGGGGGCTACGCTTCGGGAAGCGCGCGTCGCCATGTGGCGCTACGTCCACGGAATCGATTGCGTCCCCGACCATCCTTGGCCCGTCTGGGGCTATCGCCACCCGTGCGACGAAATTCGCGTGCGCGACGCTCTGACCGCCGGCGACCGGATCAAGGATCACGCCGTCGCGAATTACGTCCGGGTTCTGTCAGCGGAAAGCGCCGGAATCGGCGCGTAAAAACCGTCAGACTTTTAACGGATTTCCGGCATAAAACGGCGTTTTTTCGTTGGACCGCGCGCTGAAAAATAATAAATCCTGGCGGACTTTTAATCAGAGGGTCGCTGGTTCGATCCCAGCCGGGCTCACCATTTTTTCGAGGGGTTGGCGATAGTCATAACTTGCTACCACGGGCTACCAACCTCTAGCAACTCACTCGGAAATCCTATCCGGGTAAGGGAGTAAACGTTGATGGAATGGGCCTTTGGGAAAGCTCTTTATATAACTCTGGTAACAGCCGCCTTCATAGCATTATGGCTTGGGCTTGCTTGGCTTGACGACAGGGGGTGGACAGATCGTATTGGCAATTTCTTCTGGGGAACGGTTTGTTTAATAGCCGCATTGTTCTCATTTCGGGAGATGATAGAAACTATTGACTTCGACAAGCCGCTTTTCTTGTCCATATATTGGAGCACCCTCGGGTATTTTTTGCTTGCTGTCGTATTGGCTATAATGGGAATAGGGAGTTTTATTTCACTGAAAAACCGATAATTATTTTCAAATATCTATGCCATATAGCAAAACCGGAACTTGGATGGCACTTTTTAAGTGAGGCAAATAACGTTTAGAGCCAACACGTGAACGACAAGCACGTCGCGGCGCAGACCATAGATCACGCACCAATCCCCGACCCGAAGCCTGTAGCCGGGGCGTCCCTTGAGCGCCTTGACGTTGTTGTTCGGCGCGAAGGGGTCGATGGCCAAGCGCTCGATCTTGGTCCGGATGGTTCGGGCCGGTCAAGAAACGCCGCCCTTCCCGCGCCCGCCGGGCGGATTTGCAAACCCGCTCCTCGCCAGCTTGATTCCGGCCGGGCGCGCCAATATTTACAGGGCACGCGGATTGTGGATATAAGGCCGAGTCGTTTCGACCCGATCGCATCGCCCCTCCGACGGGGTCGCGCGGGCGCAACAAGGATCACCGATGAGCGTCGACAGCAAGCTTGCCGAAGTCCGCGCCGAGATCGAATCGCTCCAGGGCGAAATCGAAAAGGTCGGCCGGGTGGCGCAGGAAATCGACGCCATCGCCAAGCAGACCAATCTTCTGGCCCTCAACGCCACCATCGAGGCGGCCCGGGCCGGCTCGGCCGGCAAGGGGTTCGCCGTGGTCGCCGGCGAGGTCAAGAACCTCTCCGCCCAGACCGCCCGCGCGACCAAGGAAGTGTCCGAGGTCGTCGGCACCCTGATGAACCGGGTCGACAGGCTGGCGATGCTCATCGACTGA